CCTCCAGCGATGCCACGGCGCCGGGCACGAGCAGCCGAATCAATCAGACGTTTACCTTCGTCGATGCCCCAAATAATGATTTTCATCTCTCTACCTCGGATGCGGGCGCTAAAGATTTTGGCGTGGACCTCAATGCTGATGCATTTTTTGCGTTCAATGATGATATTGATGGCGACCTCTTTTCTACCTGGGATATTGGGTTTGACGAACCTGGCACCCCGGGTGGTGGTGGGGGTCATCTCCTGGGACGTTTAGCAGGCAATGGCGGGCTAGCCGGAAACGGTGGGCTTGTTAGCTATGGCGGAGGGCTCGCAGGATGAGTGTGAGGGATATTACCTTAGAAGACACGATTGATATAAAATTTACGACCCGCCAATTTAGCGATGGCGCGCCAACAACAGCAGTGGGCCTGGCCGTCGCGGCATACCCTGGCAATTCCGTCACTGAAATTACTGCGGGCATTACGACGACGTTTTCGGGTGGATTCGATGCCCGCCCAGGCCTGGTGAATGTACGAATTGTGGCGACATCCGCCAATGGCTATGCCGATAATACCGACTACGCGTTAGTTGTGACCGCTGGCACAGTGGGCGGAACGGCGATCACGGGGGAAGTCGTTGCAGAGTTCACGATTGGCCGTAGCGCGGCGCATCAACGTATTGGTGCCGCAGGGGCTGCACTGACGGCGTTAGGTGGTATGTCCACTGGCATGAAGGCCGAGGTGGAGACTGAAGTCTCCGATGCGTTAGTGGCGCAGCATCTTGACCATTTATTTGCGACGGATTACGACCCTGCCTTGAAGCCTGGCGTCGCAACGGCCTTATTGAATGAATTAGTGGAAAACGATCTCGGCGTCTCTCGTTTCACGGCCAACGCGCTTGAGCAAGCGCCAGGGGGCGGGACGGACCTCAATGTTTTGGTTGATACCACGATTGCCACAGTGACTTCGCAAACCGTCTTTACTTTGACCGCCGGTTCAGACATCGACGGGGCATATACTGACCAATCCATTGTGCTGTATGATGCAAGCAATGGCAACTTTCCAAGCGTCAGAAAAGTTACTGCATATACAGGGGCAACAAAAACCGTGACGATAGATAGCGCCGCGAATTTTACGATTATCGCTAGCGATGGAGTACGTACATTCGTCACTGCCCCGGGAAGCACGGCTCCAACTGCCGCACAAGTGGCCGATGCGGTATGGGATGAAGACACTGCTAGCCATGTCGCCACAGGCTCGTTTGGCGAGCAATGTGGGACGAATATTGCTGCAATTTTGACAGACACGGCGGACATGCAACCGAAACTTGGCGCTCCTGCCGGAGCTAGCATCAGCGCGGACATTGCAGCCATCGAAAATCAAACAGATGATATTGGCATCGCAGGGGCAGGGCTCACGAATATGCCATGGAATCCAGCCTGGGATGTCGAAGTCCAATCGGAAGTCCAAGACGCGATCGAAGCCAATAATCTTGACCATTTAGCCGGGACAGCCGTCGCCATTCCCGCTATTCCCGCGGGGACGTATCTCGATCAGATGATGGATGATGGCACTGCTGTCTTTGATCGTACCACGGATTCGTTGCAAGCCCTCCGCGACCATGTGGGAAATGGAACAAACCTGACTGAAGCGGGTGGGACTGGCGACCACTTGACCGGCATTCCCTCTGTGGCTTCGGTGCCCGGGGCGGTGGGTTCAGTGACGGGCAATGTGAATGGCAACATTATTGGCTCGGTTGGTTCTTTGGGAGCACAAGCCAAGCTTGACGTGAATGCCGAAGCCGATACCGCGCTCATTGACTACGATGCTCCGACCAATGCCGAGATGGTGGCGAGAACGTTGCCTGCTATCCCGCTTGCACAGCTCGAGCAAAACTTGGAGAATTGCTTGCGTGGCACGGCGTCTGGGACTCCGACCATTACGACAATGGTGAGTGATATTACCATTACGGCGGATGATCAATTTAAAGGCCGTATCGTGACATTTGACGACTCAACGACTACGGCGGCATTGCGACGGCAATCGACGGACATTACGGGATGCACCGCCGCGACCAATACGATAATCTTTACCGCGCTTGGCACGGCGCCTGCCGCGGGAGACACCTTTACTATTACTTAAGATGTCAATTTCTGCCGCAAAAATCACACGTCTCGGGCTTAGCGGCTATATGGTTCGTCCGTATGGCGACTTTAGCGGGAAGCAGCAGACGGCTGGTTCAGGATCGAGCGATACTTCGCTGTTGCTTCTTGGTGTTGGTGCGTTATATTTGGGACAATTTGGGAGGCGCAAGTGATGAAACGGATAATCTTATGGTGGATACAGTTTGTCGTGTGGCTGGCTAGGAACCAATTCCCCATTCTCGAAGATATTAATCGCTTCCGTGCTGACGGATTATTGTCTCTCATCGATACCCTGACACAAGAGGCCGAGCGCACAGGCAGCCTTGGTGAACATAAGAATGTCTATGTCCATACGGCGACTTGCGCGGAATGTTACCGTCAGGGCAAGCAGATACCACGGAAGAGAGATATTAACCTCTGCATTGAGTGGGTTATTCGACAATATTGATTAAAGGAGCCATTATGCCAGAAGACACCGCAGTTATTGAAAAAACAGAGACTGGAATCCAAACTGACGCGCCTGTGACGACGGAGCCCGTTGGGTCAAAGGAGCGCCCTGAGACACCGGAAGGGGACGTTTCCGCCAAGACTGCTGAGAAGCAATCTTTAGATTTATCCGACCTTGAAATCCCAGAGACATTAGACGCCGAATCGGCGATTGGAAGCATTACGCCGCTCGCTAACGAGTTGAATCTTTCTAAAGAGCAATCTCAATCCCTCGTCAAGTGGTATGCGGAACACATGACGGAAGAACGAGCGAAAATGACCGCGATCTGGACGGACACAGTGGAGAAATGGCAAGACGAAGCGAGAAAACATCCCGAATACGGCGGAGCGAAACTTGACGAGAATGTCAAAAGCATCCGCTCAATGATGGAACGCTTCGTGCCGAACAAGGAGGAGCGAGAGTCGCTTCTCAATGATTTGCAAACGACGGGCATGGGGAACCATCCCGGACTTATTGCAATGCTATACAGAGCCAACAAAGCCATAGGTGAAGACACGATGCCCTTGGGGCAACCGAAAAGCTCCGAATCACGTAAAGACTTGGCGGCTCTGATGTTTCCAACCATGAACAAGTAAATACTGAAGAGAAAGGAATTAACATATGGCAACCTTAGCGAAAACAAGCCCAACGCTTCTTGATTATAATTCAAGGCGTGATCCCGACGGGATGATTTCCCAGATCGTTGAATTGCTTGAACAAGAGAACGCGGTCTTGCGGTGGATGGCGGCCAGGGAGTCCAATTTAGCCACAGGGCACATGTCCACCCAGCGAACCGGCATTTCGGCTGGGACCTGGCGTAAACTGTATGGATTCGTGCAGCCTGACGCCACGGAAACCCGTGCGGTCACAGATAACATTGGCTGGCAACACAAGTATACGGAAATTGATGTGGAATTGGCCGACCTTGAAGGGAATACCCAGGCGTTCCGGTTGTCGGAAGACAAAGGAAAAATTCAGGGGATGAATCAAGAAGTCGCCCGTGCGACATTTTACGGCAACGAAGGGACGCAGCCCGAAATCTTTACCGGGTTGGCTCCACGGTATAACAGTTTATCCGCGCCGAATGCCGAGAATATCATTAACGCTGGCGGCTCCGGCTCGGATAATGGGTCTATCTGGCTGGTTCATTCCACGCCAGAGACCATTTTTTATATATGGCCAAAGGGCTCTGAAGCCGGACTAAAAGTGGAAGACAAAGGGCAACAAACGTTGACTTCTACAAGCGGCAACATGGAGGTCTATCGGACTCACTACTCATGGGCCATAGGCCTTTCTGTGAGAGATTGGAGGCATGCCGTTCGCATTGCCAATATCGACAAATCTGATTTGTCTGTAGTGTTCAACGCTGGAGAATTTGGCGGGGTGAACAAGGTGCATTTGCCGAATTTGATATATAAGGCCATTCGCCATATCCCCCAAATGGCAGGCGGAAACAGTTTCCTTTGCATGAGCCGGGATATGATCACCGTATTGCAACAACAGGCGGCTGCGGCCACGCAAGGATCAACGCTTTCGGCTGAAAACGTCGGTGGCGTCTTTACGGAACTCTTCCACGGTATCCCCATCGCTCGGTGTGATGTGCTGGCCGCGGATGAAGCTGTTGTTTCTTAATGTATCACGAAGATAAAGGAGACCGTTATGAGAGTTGACGCAAGACTGCAATTTGGTGATGCCGTGACTGGAATTTCGGCGGCGTCTACCAACACATTGCGCGGAGACGTTATTGACCTTGGGGAATCGGGTGGAGACCCCGTTGGCGGAGCCGCGAATCCCATGCAGTTGGTGATTGTGATTACCACCGCCTTCGTCTCGGCGAACAACAATCCTACTGTGTTTGAATTGGCGAGCGACGCACAGGCGGCCATTGCCGTTGATGGTACGGCGACTGAGCACATTCTCACTGAATCATACTTGCCCGCCGACCTTCCAGCGGGCCGGCGCCTTGTTTACAATCTGCCTCCGCAAAACGATGCGAAGCCGTATGAGCGGTTTCTCGGCGTGATTCAGCGTGTGGGAGCCGGCGCCAGTGGGGTGACGGCAGGCGCGTTTTCCGCGTTCCTCAGCAGAGATGTTGCCTCGTGGAAGGCTTACCCTGACGCGGTGAATTAAGTGCAAGGGGGCCGCTTAACGGCGGCCCTCTTCTTATTATGGAGGATTCAATGAACGTCAAATTCAAGTTTCCGTTTTTCTCGTCAGGGCATTCAACGACAAGCAAGGACGGCAGGCCCAGCAGTGGAAATTATTATGGCCCAGGCATTCATCGGGACGTACCAGACGGCATTCCTCTCCCTTCGTCGGCGGTCGTGCTGAAGGATTCTGAGTTACCTGATGAAGTCGAGGCCCCAAAAGAAGAAACCCTGTCCGCGTATGATATGAGCCGAAAAAGCGCCGAGGCTCTTTATTCGAAACTCGCAAGGAATCAGGACATGAGAGATGAGGACAGCTAGAGACCTATGATGGACTCACCTGTTTCTATCGCTCGTATGGCGCTGACGCACATTGGGGCGAGGACAAATCTTGAGTCTCTTGATGAGCGTACCCCAGAGGCCTCTGCCATAAATGCCTGGTTCTCCCCATCACGCAGACAAACGCTTGAGGGGTTTAATTGGTCGTTCGCTCGCAAGCGCATAGTCCTGGCACTCCATGGAGAGGCTGCGCCTGGCGGAGTGTGGGGATTTCGCTATCAATATCCGACTGATGCCCTTGTGATTCGGCGTGTGTTCGTGACTGAAGCGTCTGGGGGATCGACGGGCATAGCCATTCATGATATTCCCACTGGGCTCGACGCGACTCCATATGATGTCGAAACCGCCAGTGATGGCACTCGGTCAATCGTGACCAACCTTGAGCAGGCTTCGGCCTTGTACACATTTGATCAGACTGATTTTTCAGCGTGGTCGGCGCTGGCCATTGAAGCACTCTCTCACCTGATTGCGTCTCGCGTGGCCTTTACACTGACAAAAAAACCCACGCTTGCAGCAGAACAATTCCAGTTATTTCTAGCCACTATGCAAATGGCTCAAGGCCGGGATGCCAATCAGCGCGTCAGTGGACAGGAGCGTGACGCGGACTGGATTCGCAGAAGATAGGCGCATGAATGCCTCAAACAACGGTCCAAACATCGTTTATTCGCGGGGAAGTCGCGCCTGAGATTTTCGGGCGCGTGGATACGAAAGCGTACCAAGAGGCCGTTAGCACGGCTCGCAATGTTATCGTCCATGCGTTTGGTGGGATCAGTAACCGTGCAGGGTTGCTTTATCTTGCGCCAGTCAAGGATCACACACAGACGACGGTTCTCGTCCCTTTCCGGTTTAAAGCCGAAGATACCCACATCCTAGAGTTCGGACATCAGTACATCCGCGTCATGCGCAATGATCAGCACGTGACAGAGACTCCTATCGCCATCATAGCCATGACGCAAGCTAATCCCGTCCAAGTCACAACCGGCGTGGCGCATGGACTCGTCACGGGGGATGAAGTGTTGCTTGAGACGATGACGGGCATGACCGAATTGGTAAATGCTCGGGCGCTTGTGACGGTGATTGACGCGACTCACGTGAGTCTCCGGGATCAGGCGTCGGGCGCGAATATTGATGGAACGCTATTCACGGCTTATGTCAGTGGAGGGACCCTTGCACGCATTTTTACCCTCACGACGAATTATCAAGCCTCGGAGCTCTTTGAGATACGTTATCAGCAATCCGCCGATGTGATGCGGCTGACTCATAAGAATCATGACCCCATGGAACTGAGCCGCCTGGCATTGAATAATTGGACGCTGACCGTCGTGGATTTCAAACCTTCACAAGCCCCACCAACCAACGTAACCGTGTCGGCAGACACGACGGGAACCGTCACCACCCGGTACAAGGTCACGGCAACAACCTCAGAAACGCTTGAAGAAAGCCTGCCCGGGCTCGCCGCATCTGGAGCTTTAATCATCGTTGGTATCACTCAAGCGAATCCTGCCATCGTCACGACAAGCGTGGCGCATGGATTGCCTGCTGCTGGGGAAATAGAAATTTCCAGTGTGGTGGGCATGACAGAACTGAATGGGCGGAGATTCCGCGTGTTTAGCGTCAGTTCCACGCAATTCGAATTAAAGGATGTTGATAGCACGGATTTCATGCCATATGTCTCTGGCGGCACAGCCACGCCAGCCTTTGCCAAGGTGACGAATGGCACGGCGCAATTTCAAAATACTATTACTTGGGCCAAGGCGGATGGCGTCTCAACCTATTCCGTATATCGTGAAGAGAATGGGTTTTATGGCTTTATTGGAGACACGGAGGCTCTGTCATTTACGGATGGCCCCACTATCCAAGCAGACCTGAATTTCACTCCGCCACAACAGCGTAACCCGTTTTTCGGTGAAGGGAATAATCCCAACGCAATTGGATCGCATCAACAACGTCAGGTATTCGGAGGTTCTGACAATGCGCCGGACACATCGTTTTTTAGCCGCATCGGCACACGGTCCAATCTTTCCATCTCCGACCCATTGCAAGACGATGACGCTATTACCGCAACATTGCCAGCCTCGCAGGAGATTAACCGTATTCTGCATTACGTCTCGGCGGTCGGAGGGCTCTTGGTCTTTACGTCAGGTGCGGAATGGCTCTTGACGGGAAGTCCTGACACGGGGATCACACCCGGATCGCTCCAGCAGGAATTGCAGTCAAATTGGGGGTCGTCTAATCTCCGCCCTATTACCGTGTCGCGTAGAGTCTTGTTTAATCTGCCTGGGTCTGGCGGCGTGCGCATGCTTGGCTTCTCGTTTACGTCAAACGTAAATCAAGGAGGGTTTGAATCCAACAATATTTCGTTGTTGGTCCCCCACCTGTTTCGCAACCGGCACCTGTTGCAGTGGGGATTTTCTCGCAGTCCAGACCCTTTGATCTACGCCGTACGCGATGATGGGGAAGTCTTAGTCCTAGCCTTCGACGAAGAGCAGCAAGTCATTGCCTGGTCACGCTGGGATACAAAAGGCAAATTCAAAAGTGTGGCGACAAACCCCGCGTTTCAAGGAGCGCTATCAGAGTCCGCGTTTTTCGTGGTGGAACGTTCGATCAATGGGCAGACCGTGAAATATATCGAACGTGTTCATACCTCAACATTTACGGACGTGCGTGATGCTTTTTTTGTGGATAGCGGGCTCAGTCTCGATTCGCCCTCCCTTATAGAGGCGATATCGTTGACGAACCCGGTGGTGCTGACCATTACGGGACATCCGTTCGTGGATGGAGACTTGATTGATATTTTCGATATTGTTTGGACGCCGACTATTGATTCGTTCCAAAATCAGATACAGCCAGACCAATTAAACCGGAAACGTTTTATCGTCGATTCCTCAACGGCCAATACCTTTGCCCTAAAAGACCAGGATGGGGCTACCGTGGACGGCTCCGCATTTTCCGCCTATGTTGAGGGCGGAACGGTTCGTAAGGCGGTGACAAAACTGTTTGGGTTGCGTCATCTTATCGGGGAAACCGTTACGGCCTTAGCGGATGGCAACGTAGAGACCGGCCTTGTCGTGGCTGCCGATGGCACCGTGACGCTTCCTAGACCATTCAGTCGTGTTCATATCGGCTTCCCTATAATATCTGATATCGAAACGCTGGACATCGATACGCCTGTCCCTGAGCGCGGTGTGGATCGTGTGACGGGAAAAATGAAAAATATTGCCAGCCTCACCGTGCAGTTTGACCGGTCCAGGGGGATGCTTGTCGGCCCTGACGCCTTCGACCTTGTGGAAATGCGACAGCGGGAATTTGAAGACATGGGAGACCCGACTTCTTTGTTTTCTGGAAGTAAGGAAATTATCATGCCTCCTAGCTGGAACACATCAGGCCGCATTTTTATCAGGCAAATCCACCCATTGCCGATGAACATTCTTTCTATCTCTCCCGTGTGGGAGGGCGGTTGATGTCACGTGACGGGTGCCAAATTGTCGCGCCAACTAGCCATGGCGTGACGGCACTATCCCGGACCATGGCCCAGGAAGAGCAAGAGGAGTTATGGGCATGGGCGCACCTTTCTCCGTATCGCGGCCTTCGTTGGTCGATTGCCAGCTCAATGGAGACGTTTATGTTCGTGTCTCCCCATGGAGAACCCCTATGTATAGGCGGGTTTTCTCTTGTCTCGATCTTGGATAAGTCCGCGGCCTTCTGGCTATTAACCTCTGAGGGACTAGGGGGATATGCAAGAGCCTTCGTCTGTGAGAATATAAAGATGCAAGCCGGCGCGATGGCACAGTACCGCTACCTGTTTAACTATATCGGGTCATGGCACCGGCGGTCATTGCGATGGGCAGAATGGATGGGGATGACAGTCCATCCCGCGACGGTCATGGGTGTTGAACAACGGCTTTGGCATAAGGTGGATTGGCGTAGGGAGGATGGGTAGTTATGGCCCTAGGTATAGGCAGCGGAACGAATAGCGGCGGCGGTGAAGGCGGGTTCTCGACCGGGCAGGCGCTTGGGTTGGTGGGGGGGCTTAGTTCGCTACTTGGGGGCGGCCTAGGCATTGCGGGCAATCTCAAAGAGGCGAGTGGCTTTAATGAACAGCAAAAATTACGGGCGTCCATTTTCCGTCAAAATGCCTCATTAAACCAGCAGACGGCCCGGAGTATTCGAGATATTGGAAAAATCCAAATCCGGCGGCAACAGCGAACCACCCGTCAAGCAATTGGTTCCCAGCGGGCAAGCCTTGCCGCATCGGGGATTCTTGTCGATCAGGGGTCAGCGGTCGATATTATCGCCAATACGGCAAGTGTCGGAAAACAGTCAGAAATTGACATCTTCATCAATGCGGAATTCCAGGCGTTTCAACAGCTTGTCTTGGCGTCCAACGCGGAATCTGACGCACGATTGGCTGAATTCGTCGGGAAGTCCAGGGTCAAAACGGCCCAGGCTGCGATTCCAGGACAAATTATTAGCGGTCTCGGGCAAGCCGCTATCACCGCCGCGCCGTTTTTTTTATAGGTAAACCGTAAAAGGAGACCTCCGGAATGCCTACCAGAAGATTAACTGTTCCGAATACGTCTATTACCGCCGCGACTCCGCCAGGACGGCAACCTCCCGCATTGAGTGGGACCTTTGGCGAGGGAGAAGGAAGGGACCTTCAGCAAACAGGACAATCATTGCAGCAGACAGGTAATCAACTTTTAGGGATTGGGGCCAAGACATTCCAAAAAGAGCAGCAAGCCATTCTTGAGGCCGCGCAACGTATCAAGCTGCGGAACGACACGCTTGACCGCGCTAGAGTCATGGATGAAACGACTCGTGGACTGAGCGAGCTTTTTCAGTCGGAAGTGACGACGGGTACGGCTTTTGGGACGCCAGAAAGTCTAGAGAACTTTGCTTCAGCTTCAAACGCTATCATCCGACGTGGGCTTGAGTCACATCGCGGCTCACAGGAAAGCCTACAACAACTGTCGGAGGAACTCAGTGTCAGCCGTAACAAGTTTACAGATGCGGCAGCGGCGAGAAGCGTAAAGACTGGGTTTGCACGTGTCGAGAAACAATTAAATACCGACTTTGCAAAGATTGCTGACTTTGCCGCAAGCGCCATTGTGCTCAATCCTTTTGAGCCCATTCCTCCGGACACACTTGACGGCCTGCTCCTAGATGTCGTGGATAGCGTTGAAAAGCATTCTGGAGCCATGACGCCTGAACTGCGAGATGGGTTTGTTAAGATGGGAACGTCGACTGTTGTCGGAACCGTGTTAGATTCTTTGATCGCCAGAGGGAGCTTCACCAATGCCTCTGATGTCCTCACTGCGGCGGTGAAATCTCCTCTCGTGGATGGTATTTTGACTCCCTCGCAAGTCAGAGAATTCAATAACCGTATCGTGGTAGGCCAAATTGATTTTGAGAAGAGCGTCCTGTCCAAACGCGAAGATATTCAACGCAGTGCTCCTAAACTCTCTGGCCCTGGCGAGATTGCTCTTGGACTAGCTCCTTTCGTCCGGGAGGGTAACGCATCCCCCGAAGACGTGTCTCGCTTCCTTCAGGCCGCATCAGAGCTAAGCAAGCCCGACGCGCTTGGCAATCCACGCCCGCTTTCACTTCCAATACAGCTAGCCCTGGAAGAAGGGCTTGGCATTAACGTTGAGAATCTTGGACAGCCTGCCGCGTTGAATCAGTTTAGGAATTTTCTCCAGGCTACCGAAGTGACAGAGCCAGTCATTGAAGATGAAATCGACATTCGTGATTCACGGCTATCGCCGCAAGGGGATATTAACCTATCGCCGAAAGCCCGCGAAGCGTCCACCGTCGTTCAAGAATTGAGCCAAGCCCTGCCGCAAAACCCTGATACGCCATTGACAGAGGCCCCTCGTGTTGGGTTTTTCCAACTAGCCGACAAGTTGACAGGTCCCATATCAGGAGTGGAGGAGTTATTGTCAGATGTCCCTATATTAGGTGCAAGTCTCCCGGCCGCTGATGTTGTGCAAGCCCGTCAACTATTAGAAGTATTCAATCTCCGCATGGTCAGGAATTTTCAACGGAGCCCGAAATTCGCAGAGGCCGAGCGGCAGGATGTTACCGACATCTTCGCACTAACCCCGAGTTTGCTTTCAGAACCTACCAATCTGAAGAATAGGCTGATCGCTATTGACGATGCGTTGGCAGGGCAATTAGTAGAAGCCCAGGAGTCGCTTGCTAAAGGGCAATTAACACCAGACCAACGCAAACGGCTTGTCGAATTCGTCGATGAAACACCAAAAATCCGCGCACTCATCAATGCGCCAAGGCTGGTTTCTACGCCTGAAGAATATAGGCAAACCAGGGAACAACTTCCAGACGGAACCGAGCTTCGTACCCCGACCGGCAAAAAAATAATCATTCGAAAAAAATAAAGGTCGTCAACGCTAATGCCAGAACAGCCCGATATCAATTCTGCCTCCCCGCTGCTGCTTGATCCTATCGAGGAAGAAGCAAGAAGGTTAGGCGATGACGTTGGAGAGATCCAAGACTCATTACCATCGTCCCCTGAGCTTGATCCTGTCGAGGAAGAAGCGAGAATGTTGGGTGATGAAGTTGTCGAGGAGACGTCGCTATCCGAGAAGGTTGGGTTGGCTGCCGCAAGAGGAACCGGGGCATTTATCGAATCAGGATCTCTCTTAAGTGGTGCGTTGGCCGGAGGTCGGATTGGTTCGCTTGGATTTGCCGCTGGCCCAGTCGTTGGCACGACGACGACCGCAACCGGGGCTATCGCTGGCGGTATTGCTGGCATGCTATTTGGTGGCGAAGTCAATCGTTTAATGGAGCCAACTGGCCTGGCTGTTGGCAGCCTGGACAGACTGCCTCCTGATGTTCGCACCTTTGGCGTTATGGCCGAAATCATGGGTGGTTCCCTCCCATTCATGGGGGCTCCTATTCTGGCGGCCAGGTTCGGCAAACTCTTCCCTTCGTCATTTGCCGGAGATTACCTGAATAAGATTCTCCGTTCGGCAGGACGATCCCCTGGTAAATTTTTCGCCAAGGAATTGGGTGTGACGGCTGGCGCGAGCATTGGCGGTGGCATTGCTGAAGGAATTGCGCCTGGCAATGTCCCGGCGCGTATAGCAGGTGAAGTTGTTGGCAGCGTGGTCAACATCCCAAAGGCCGTTGGGAAGCTTGCGTTTAAGGTCTCAGGCGGCATTGTGTCAGGGCTCAAGAGAATGTCCGCTCGAGGCAAGAACACGGAGGCTGCGAAAATCATCCAAGAATGGGTTGCCGCCGGTGGCGAGGACCCGATAAAATTGGCCACGCTTGCCGCTCGTGGAGACTTATCATCGTTAGGTGACGCTCCACTCACGGTCCCGCAAAAAACTGGGTCACGGGCACTCTCGCTCTTGCGTGAACGGCTGAAATTAGCAGACCCAAAGTCCGAACTTCAGTTTGAGACTCAGGTGAAAGAAGCCAATGAAGGCGCGGAAAAAGCTATACGGGCGCTTTATGAGACGGGAGACACGGAGGGGTTCCGAGCTGCGGCGGAAATCCGTGCCGCGCAGTTTAGCAGCCATCTTCGGGCAATCGTGAAGAGCGCTGAAAAACAAATGCGCCAGGCCGTCACACAAATGTCCAAGGATGGCCCAGCCCAGCGAGCCGACCTATCGCGTCGGTTAGAGGCCTCCATGAATTTAGCCTTACGTCGTGGGCGGGAGGCGGAAAATCTTGTTTGGGGTAAGGTAGACAAGACAATTAAACTCCCGAGTACTGGCGCGGATCGAACTCTAGCGTCCTACGCAAAGGCTCTTGGCGATCGAGTCGAGGACAACCCGTTACCAGCCCTGGTACGCGGGACAATAAAAAAACTGTCAGAGGCTAAAACCTTAGTAGCCGAAGCCGCTGATGGGGCCGCCGTTGATCCTCAAGCCCTTACCAAGGCACAGGAGAGGTTGTCTGTCGGCAATCTTCTAAACTTTCGAAGCGACCTCTTGGACCTGTCCATCAAATTCGCCAGCGAAAATAAATTTAAGGATGCTCGCCACGTAGGAGAGCTTGCCGAAGCCGTCCTTGCCGACTTGTCGGCTGTCGGCGTCAACACGCCAGGGTCTCCCCTGGATGTGGCAAGACGATTCTCGAGAGAGTTCAACAATACCTTTACTCGCACATTTGTGGGGCAAATAGAAGATATTGGTAGGCGTGGCGGGGCAAAAGTGCCCCCAGAAATCATCATGCGCAAAGCTCTGGCCTCTGGACAAGAAATGGCCGATCTTAATTTTCTTCAGATGCAAGAAGCGTCTGAGTTTCTGATCGCAAGGAAGTTTGGGACGCCTATTGACGATCAGGGCGCGGCATCAATGTTGGCCGTGCAGGAGCGGATGCTTAGGTTGATGGCTGCTAGGTTTGTTGAGCGCGACCCTCTCACCAACGCGCCTACAAAGGTTAATGTTAGCGGTCTACGGCAATTCCTCGAAGAATTCGGAGGAGAGCAGGGGCTTTTGTCGAGATTTCCCGAAGTCCGTACACGTGCCGAAGAGTTGTTGAAATCTGAGGTAGCCAGAAAGGCGCTTGTGTCTCAAGTCAGCCGGGCAAACACCTTCTTCAACCAGAAGTCCCTGGCTGCGAAAATATTCGATGTCGATAATCCTGTTGTGCTCGTGCGTTCCATGTTTAAAAGCAATAGCCCCAGCAAGGCGTTTGCGTCGGCGGCGAATACCGCAAAGAAGTCTGGGCCTGAAGCCGTGCGTGCTCTCAGGGCCATGGTGTACGAAGACGCCTTTAATAGTGCAAAACTGCCTGGCGGACAACTCTCGCTCCCCGACCTTGTGAGCGCCCTTGATGACCCTGTTCGTCCAGGATCTCCTAATGTGGTTGACATCATGGAAGCCACGGGGGTCTTAGACAAGGAGGGGGCATCGTTCGCAAAAGAGTTGGTAGCGAGGGTTAAACGTCTGGTCAAATCCCAAGGGCTACGTCCGGTGCAGGGTCCGGACGTTGGAGAAATTGACGACATGCTAGACCTCTTGATCCGTGGCGTTGGCAGTTTGGGAGGGGTTAGGGTCCTGGATCGCTTGAGAGGCTTGACCGGGCTGCCTGGCGGGGCGGGCCCCTCGTTGATTATGGCAAGAGGTGGGTCTAAAATAGCCGTAAAGTTTATGGAAAAATTGCCTGGCGAAAGTGTGCAGAAAATTATCGCTCAGGCGTTAGATGGCGCGCCTATCGCGCCTGGACACCCACCAGGGTCTCTGGCGGCGCTTTTGCTAAAAAAAGTTGGCACGCTAGAGGAAGCCGAAGTGGCGATTCGTATTTTGAATGCGTACCGTGTGCAGGCCGGGATTGCGCTTGCGCAGTATGAAATCGAAGGGGAGCGGGAATGACAATTCCAGTCACTGAGCCAAAAAAAATAATCGTCAATGGCAATGATGTCGCTACCATCTTTTCGTTTGCGCCTATGACTATTTTTGAGTCTGCCGATCTTGTCGTCACTCGTGTTGATGCTCTTGGCGCCGAGACGATTTTGAGCGAAGGGGTTGGCTCCACAAACTATGCCGTAGTCGTCTCCGACTTCCCGGGCACTGGCGATATCCGATACCCTGAAAGCGGCGGGACCCCATTGCCCACCGGCGAATCATTGGTCATGAAGACGGTTCTGGCATTAAAACAGGCCGTTGAACTGAATGCGCAAGGTGGATATTTCCCTGACGTACAAGAAACGGTCTTCGACAGGTTAGTCAAAACCGATATCCAGCAACAAGAGTTGATAGACCGGGCCTTGACCGTGCCGATTGGATCGTCTTCCGGCGTCAGTGGGGAATTACCCATTCCCGTCGCCGATAGGCTCATTGCGTGGAACTCTAGCGCCTCTGGTCTCACGAACGTGGCGGGCTTGCCAGCCTCGGTAGCGGTTTCCCCATTCATGGAAACCGTGCTTGATGATGCAAACTCG